CAACTCTTCGCCTAGCAGTATAACGCACATTACCCAAATGTTGTTGTGTGAATGGGTCACGAACTATCGACATATTAACTCGATCAACTAAAGTGTATGCTCTTGAGAAATCTCCAAAAGCAATAGGTTTAGTTCCAGCAGATACATCAGGCATATCTTTGGCTAGGGTATAACCATAACCAGCGATAGTGCTTGGTGCACCACTTACTAAGTTCAAGCCTACATGAAACACTTTTTGACCAGCAGTATCTTCTAACTGGAGAACTTTAGCAAAAGTGCCTCTGTTCATAACAAATCTAGCATTTCTTAAATAATCAGATTTAACTGCATAGATTAAGTCATAAAGACCATTAGCAGTAAGATTATTTGCATTTCCTGAGTTTGTAGCACCCACACCAGCAGTAGAATCAGTTAACCCTAAAGGTTTACCAACACCATTTCCTGATACGATTGCAGTTCCCTCTGCCACAGCAAATTGCTCTGCAAACTCGGTAGCCATCTCACTTTCCATATTAAAAGCAGAATCTTCTAACATAGCTTGTGACATATCAACCAAAGCATATAACTCATGAGCATCAATAGACATTAAGCCTGTTGTGTACCCTGTTGTTTCACTCCTTGTAGCAGTTTCAGAAACGAAAGATGCAGAAAATTGACCTGTTCTTTTAGGAACTTCAATGCCTCTTTTATCTGTACTTCTAACTTTAACGATTGATCTCATAGGTGAGAACTCAGTCACAGACTTAATAAGTTCTGCAACATATTCACTTGGGCAGTAAAAACCACCTAATGCATCATCTGACTCATAAAGTGCTTTTGTTTCTTCAGGGTCTAACTCTTGTGACCTTAAATATTTACCAAATGCTTTCATTTGTAAATCAACTTGTTTAGTTCCAAGTTCTGTTTCGGGTCTTGCTAATTTAGTTTCTAAAGCATCAAGTCTTTTTTTAGCCTCTTCTAATCCTTGTTCTTTAAGCTCGGCATCTTGTTTTAATTCTGCTTTTGTAGCAACATCATCTGCAAGTTTATCTACCTTTGCTTGAAGAATAGGGTCAGCGACACCATTTTTTTTGATTTCATCAATATTCTTTTGGTTTTCACTTTTGAAATCTTCAAAAGATTTGCCTAGATTATCAATTACATCATTAATTTCTTCCGACATAATAACCTCTTATGGTTTAATTTTGTTAATTAACTGATTCATGCTCTCAACAACATCTCGCTGTTCATCACTCCGATATGATTTGTAAAGCACTTGTGCAGTATGTTTTGCAACAGCTACAGATTCACAACCAGCATCTCGCAAGTGTTCCTCTATCTCTCTTACATTCATTTCAGCAAGTTTAACTTTTGTTATCTTTGCTTTCGGATTCATTGGAAATGTGACTAATGATATTTCCATTAGATCAACAGATTTAATTATTCTTTTCTTCTGCTTTGGGTCATATTTATAATCATCAGGCGATAGTCTATATCCTATTGACATAGAATCTAAAGCACCCATTTTCATAAGCTCATAAACTTCACGACCTTTTTGTGTACCCATTGCTAATCTGCCTTTGATGTATAACCCTTTATTATCTTCTTCTAAAGAATCAATGACACCTATCGGCTCATCTGTTTTGTGTTGATATAATAATTTTACTTGTTTTGGTTTTCTATATTTGAGTGTGTTAGCAAATGCACCCTTACGAATGACATCATTTCCTAAATCTTTGTTGTTAAATACCGAGCCATAGCCCTCGAATGTACCATCTTCTTCTGTATCTAGCTGTTTAAAATCACAGGGTAAATCTGTAATCATATCTTTTAATTGCTCTAAATCCTCTTGTATTTGACTATTATCCATTTAACCACCCAAAAAGTTAGTAAATATACGAGTATTTTAACCATATTTAGCAAAATAAGTCTATATTTATTCAAAAAGACTTTACTTTATACTTTAAGTATAATATATTGTATATATGGAGTTGATAAAAAGACTCCTAAATTTAATAAAAAACGAGGAAAATATAAATGATAGAGTTTAAAAGAAAATCAGTAAAATTAAGTGCTAAAGAACTGAATGTAATATACGAGGCACTAGGTTATATGTTAGAAGATTTTAGTTGTATGGATTATGAGGACAAAAAAGAGGAAAAAAAGACAGAAAGAAAACTAAAAGTAGCTAGAGATGTAATAACAAAAATAATTTAATGAATGGTGTGGGTATCACCTAAACTACCCAGCAATTAACAAAAACAACGAGGAAAATTATGGAAACAGTAAACAACAACGACTTTTGGATTAAAAAAAGAACACTTGGTGTGCCATCAAGTAAGATATATGGACAGTGTTGGAGTATGCAATATACAATGACTGATGAAATATCTAATTTTATATCTAATGTTATAAAACCTAAAGATGAAAATATTTGTGATTGGTCTGATCTAATCGACTGGAATAATGGCAAGTACGATAAAAGAGAAGATAATGAAGATGCTAGAAATATGACAGATGAACAGTTTGAAATATTAAGAAGAATGGCATTAGTTGAAGATACTCTCAAAGAGATATATCCACAATAAATATTTATCCATCAAAAGAAAGAGTCATAGCAATATGGCTCTTTTTTTTTATTCATCAATTATATCAACATCTTCTTCATCAAGGTACAAAGTTGTGCAACGACAGTTGATTACATTACTAGCACCACCATTAGAATCACCTGTATATTTCATATATCTTATTTGTGGCTCACTATTTTTGACTGGTGTGAGAACTTCAAAATCATCTTCTACTGCAACATTTTTTCTATTCATAGCACTGTGCCAACTTCTAGTCCTTAAATCTAAAGCACTCAACCATATCTTTCTTGGTCGCCTTAAAGCTAAATTACCAGCAATTTTGTTATTACCATAATTGTATGCTTGGTGAGTTTCTGTTCTAGCAATAACTTTAGACCTTTGTTTGCTAAATGCAGTAGACTTAGCGATCTGTTCAGCAGTATCATTTTGACCAAAACCCTCGCTGATCGAATAAGCTATTGCCTGTTGTATTTGTTTTCTTGTAGTTTCGGTAATGTAAGTCACATTCTGAGCTGTATGGGTTGTGACATAATCATAAGTCGCCTGTGCTACTTCATCTTCTGCTTTTTGTAATAATCTTGATGATTTAATAGTTGTTGATGAGGCATCAATAATTGTTCTAGTATTTATCTCTAATAGCTTATATAAGTCTTGCCAGTAATCCTCGTAGTATTTATTAGGTATTTCTCCGAGTTCTGCATAGTTTTTGAAAGCATATCTTTTATATTTATTAGAAAATTTATCGAGTTTAGTTATTAAGACTCTAGTCAATCTGATTAATAATCTCAATGATTGCCTATACTCTTTTCTTAAATTTACTTTTATTTTAGCCATTCAAGAGTTTCCTGTAAGAGTTCAGTCTGAGTACCAAATGTTTCTGTAAACCATAAAGGATTCTGATGATAAGACTCCTTAGAATTTCTGTGGTGATAAGGGCAGAGTGGAATAACCTCGAAATTAGAGGCTCTCTTTCCCATTGTGCCTTTCTTGATGTGATGAAGTTCTGCTGGTGTATCATAATAACCGAGTTTCCGACAGGCTATACAACCTAATTCTGCAACTTTTTGCATATGTTTTTTCTCAGCCAGTGTTTTTGACTTCATTATAACTTTCTTAAAGTTTTAAACCTGTGTCCGACTATTGTATCTGTTGGCTCATCTCCACGATAAACCTTAATTAAACAAGCTGGATTATCTTCTGTAGCATTTAAAGTAAAACTTGTTTTAGGTACAGATAGTTTACCTGATCTGACAATCTTTGTAATCTTACCTTTTGCTCTGCCACCTGATGAATCCCAAGAAACCATATCACCTACTTTTAGAGCATCTGCCTCTGCTTTGCTTTCTCTTTCTTTCATTATTTGATTTCGTTTAGATGTAGACCAGCTAAATCCAGCATCACCACCCCATAGCAACCATGCTATCTTACTAGCACTTGGGTAGCCATCTTCTCCTGAATTAAATCCTGTGCTTTGCTTATTGACTTCATGTCTGCTAAAGAAACTATACATTCTTAACACAGTATCAGGAGATAATCTTTCTTTATTTACTAATTGATTGGCTCTAGCAACACCTATAGAAGTTCCACCTCTACCATATTCTTTTCTCAACTCTAGTCCTCTTTTAGCATTATTAGACATAGTATCTGTCGGAACAGTATCAATATCACTCAGTGCTTTGCCATCTGCTAACAGAGATTCATATTCTTCATGAGTCTTGCAAGGCATATAAACTGTCTGACCATCTTCTGTATGTGAATGAATACCAACACAACCTATTTCTTCGGCTCTTTCTTCTGCCTCTTCTTCTGTTGTAAAAGTATCTACATCAACTGCCTCTTTTTTACCATAAGCTAACTCAAAGTCTTTTTCATTTCCCTCTGCATCTACAGGTTGGTTGTTATCTTCTACACTAGAGGCATCTACTTCGCCAATAGGGAACAAGTTGCTTGGTATATATAACTCATCAGCTCCCTCTATTTCTTCGAGTCCTAACTTTTCCCTAGCCTCATTACGAGTCATAATGCCATTTTGCACTGCTTGTGAAACATTTAGATATATTTGTTTGGTCTTTTCTGCCATTGCTGGAATACTTGTTAAGTCATACTCGATTCTTATATCGCCATTATAAAGTGGAGATAAGAACTCATTTAGATCAGATTCCACCCTAGATAGTAAAGGTATGACTGTTTCTTCATACAATCCAAGTTTTGCAGTTTCCATATTGCTATAAGTATTAGCCTCAGGTATACCGATCAACTGTGCTGGAACTCCAAAACACAGTGCTATCTCCCTTGCTGATAAGTTTAGAAGTTCTAAGAAATCCATGTCTTTTGGGTTTAACCCTAATTGTGTATATTCAAAATTACCCTCTAACAACATGGGTCTGCCTGAATTTGAACTACCTTGAAACCTCATTTCTAAATCTTCTAACAGTCTAGCTCGTTGGTCATCTGTTAGAGTAGCCGACATTCCTGTTTCATCTTTTGGCTCAAACTTTAACATTCCACTTGGAGTACAACCATTTTTTAGTAAAGCAACATTGTGCAAACCAGCAAGATTATGTTGGTCAATGTTATAAGCACTTGCTAATATTGGACTTAATCCATAGAAGTCATCTAAAGGATTCCATAATTTAATTTGTTTTAATTGAGAACGACCTGTGTCTTGATCGACAGGATATTCTTTGACTATTTGACCATCTACCATATAGCAATAATAATCAGGAATCATTGATGAGCTTGATTTTATTTTTATTCTGTCGGGTCTTAGTAAATATAATTCTCTTGGTGGTGTATCGTTTTCTGTATCTCTTAAAAGATATGAGTTTCCTGAAATAAGTAAGTAAGAATATAATGAGGCAAAGTATTCACCACCACTTTGCAAGGGATTGGGTCTTTGAAGTAATGATATCAACTCATGATTTTCTAATTCTATATCACCATCAAATACTTTTAATTTTACTGCACTTGCTGAATCTGATATAAGTTTTACACATCTATGAACGATTGCATTGTCTTGATAACCCTCTTTAGCATACTCTTTATATTTTCTAGTAGACTTACCCATATATGCCTCTAGTCTATTAATCATGACTGTTGGCGACTCTTTTTTTTGAATACTGCCTTTAAAAAATTTGTCGAATATACCCATTACTACTCCTAACTAATTTTAAACACTGCTTGACCACTATTTTGCAGTGAGGTTATCGCCCATACTAAAGCATCAACCCTATCATCATGATATTGTACCCCATTTCCTGTGAATTGGCACATTTGTTCCTCTAAATCCTTGAACACTCCTACATGATGAATCCGATTCTGCTCATAAAGTGCTGATATCGGCTCGGCTCTAACTATTTTTCCTCTACTGGCTCTCACACTTGTATAAGGAATTGATTGATTCTGTGTTCTTAATAATCTTTCAATCAAATCGCCACCATTATTCACCTCTGCTACAATCCTATCACATTCGTATTGTTTATAAAGTGATATAGCTTTTTTAACCCATTCATCAGGAGAACTAATTTGACTGGCATCATGCAATATGTAGTAATGATTATTAACATCACGACCAGCAACTATCATGCCTGTTTCATCTGAGTTCTGATTACTTGTGACAGCTGGGTCGATAGCAACCACTATTCTTTCTAAATCTTTTGGGTATTCGATCAATCTATTTTCTTCTATATTTTTATAATTAAATAAAGCACCCTCAATATCTTCCAATATTTCAGCATAAAGTTCTTGCCTACCAATACGAGTACCCTCATATCTATCTCTTAACATTTCTATAGATGATTCTGCGAGGTTGTCAATGTTATCAAATGTTGAGCCTTTTATTAGCTTAGTATCTTTTCTTTCAGCTAAAGACCTGATTATCTTAGTTGGTCTTGGAGTAGTGGTAATAATACACTTAGGATTTTTTCCTAATCTAAGAGCCATCATTAAGTTGTCAAAGGTTTCAGTGTATCTCCAAGAGGCTAACTCATCACACCAAACTCTATGAAACTGTACTCCACGAAGTCTATCAGGCTCTATTGCTGGGAATCCAATTATCTTTGAGCCATTATAAAAATGTATTTCACTATCTGATTTATTATAACCAGCATTACTAAGTAATCTCTTGTCAATTATGTTTATTAGACCTGAATCACCTGAGAATACTACCCTTTTTAGATCGCCATAAGTTGATGCGACTACACCACAGATTGCATTATCATTTCTCAAACAGTATTCAACAATGTCGTATGCACCTGTTAAAGTTTTTCCCCAGCCACGACCAGCTAAGAAAAGATGTATATTAAACTCATCACTATCTTCTACAAGTTGTGTTGGTCTTGCTTTATCGTACCACTCAATGAGTAGATTCGTTGCTATCTGCTTTTGTGAGCTTAGATTGTCGAACTGATTTGACCAACTGTTCGAATCGTTCTTTTTCATCTGATACATTATTAATCTCCACGACATCAGTTTCTTTCCAACCAGCTTGTGTCTTTAGCCAAAAAATACAAGCACCGAGTGATTGTTTTGTATCACCTGTTGCAATACTAAATAATTTAGAACTTACAGTCGCAGTAGCCTGTGCTTTACCAACTTTTAATTCTTCACTGTAGTATTTATTTAGGGTTGGTCTAGTTATACCAGCGATCAGACAGATTTGCTCATGAGTAATACCCATGCCTGATAATTTACTTACCATTCTTGTCAATTCTTCGGTTTTTTTTACAATTTTAGGCATATATTCCTTTTATAGTGTAAAAATAAAAAAAAATCAAGCCAAGTAATTGCTCTTTTGTTATTTCTTTCGACACATCAATCCTCTTTTAAGAAACTCTTTGAAAAGATTATCTTGTATATCATAACTGTCCACCTGAATGACCAGCTCGTACTTAGTTTCTTTAGGCTCTGTATCTGTGCTAATCTCTTTCTCTAAATCTGCAAAATGCAGTTCTTTAGAGTCAAAACCCCATTCTTTCAAATCCTTAACATCAAAATTGTTGGCTAAATCCTCGATATTCCACTGTCCTACATTCTTGTTAAGTCTTATATTTAATTCTTTTTCTTGATCTATAGATAAATTTAGCTCAATGCAAGGCACATAATGGTGACCCAACTCTTTACAAATGGCTAATCTTTGGTGACCACCAATGACCACATTCATTCTTTCTTTGTTCACATTGACTATGATTGGGTCTACTACACCGAACTTATGTATGCTTTCTTTGATATTCTTGTGTTGTTTTACAGTCAATTCTCTTGGATTGTATTCTGCTGGTATCAAGTCATCTATTTCTTTTTCAATTATCTGCATATATCAACCAAACCTATTCTCTACTAAAGAATCGTAGCACATAGTTTTCATATTAAATCTCAGTGTTGTTTCTCCGATATTTCCACCAACTCCGATTTCTCTAACTTTTGCTATCCTTACTTTAGTCTGACCTTTTTCAAAATCTCTAGTCACAATGACACCAATATCTGCTTTATTGTTCCAGTGACTACTGCCACTGACATCATAAAGGCTCTTCACCTCAAACAAGCCATCTGCATTTCTGATCTGCTTGGTAGGGTGAGCAACCATGAAAGAAATCGTGTTAGTTTCCCTGTTAAATCTCTTAATTTTAGAGATAACAACCGATATATGCTCATCTTCTCTTAAATTGGCTCTAGCTGGATTAATTTCGTTGTATGGGTCTGTCACAATGCCATCAACACCATAATTATCAACACAAAACCTTGCTCTGTCTAAAATCCAATCAATGTCAGGTGAATCACCCTTTTTATCAACAAAAAAGAAATGTTCATTTATAAACTCGACTGCCTCTTGTACTTCATCAATCGTGCATCTGTTGTCAAACATACTGTCGAATGGTTTATGCACATACTTTTCCACAAGTCTTTTTAAATTTACTGCTAAAGAGTGTTCAGGTGAAAAAATCATAAACTTTAAGTTATGTTCTTTTGCAGTTCTCATAATTATATCGTATGTCAAACTGGACTTTCCACAATTTGCAGTGCCAGTCATCAATATAAAACTTGGTTTAATCAATTTCATCAAAGGGTCTAAGTCTTTAAATCCTGTTGAGTATCTCAAACAAGTTTTCCCCTCATACAGTTCCCACAAACCATCATACAAACTTTTCGCAGTATGAATACCATCAATTTTTTCATTCATTGTTTTCAATCCTCATTGTTAAAATATAATACTATACTTAAAATATCAATAAGTAAAGTATCAACCAGCAATAAAGTTTTTATTTCTACCTTTTTGCCTAACAAATTTGTTGTTGTTAGTTATATTAGTGTTAGTGGTCATATTGACTACATCATTTTTTGGACATTGAATAACATAATTATTATTCTTTCTTATTCCTTTCCCTGTTTTAAAAATCTTGATCTTTTTGTTTTTGACCAATTTTTTGATATATCTTTGAATACTACTCTCCGAGCAACAGCAGATCGTAGCTAAGTGTCTAAGACTCGGATAACATCTATTCTCATCATCTGCATAATTACAAAGCATGAGCAATAGCAATTTACTGCCACCACACTCTGTTTTCTGCTTAGTCGCCCAAGATAGTGCCTGAAAACTCATTAATAGAAATCGTTAGGTTGCACTTCTTGATTGGTAAATTGTGTAATCTTATCCATGTTTTTCTTAGTCGGAATCTTCTGACCATACTTCCAAGAATTGACTGTGACCTCAGGAACATCTAACATTTTAGCTACTTTACTTACACTAAGTGATTGTTTTTCAAGGTATTCTTTTAAATTCATATACTTTATATCTCCATGTTTAGTTATGTTTCATGTGAAACATTATATATATCTTATATTAAAAGTAATCATAATAAAAGTAAATATTACTTGAAATACTAATACTATGGGTATATATTGAATTTATATTAATTGATCGAGGAAACTATTATGAAACACGAAAGAGTAATAAAAGGATTATACAATGTCACTAGTCCTAAAACACAGCAAGAACATATATTAAAATACTTGCTAAAAAACAAATCAATCACTTCTTGGAAAGCTATACAAAAATTCAGAATTACAAGATTGTCTGCAATAATTTTTAAGCTAAAATATCATTTTGATATCGAGTGCAAAGATACCAAAGCTGGTAAAATACATTTTACAACTTACACTTTACATTATGATAAATAAACAAGAAAAATGGAAAGCGATTGCAAATGCCGAGATCGTTAAAAAAAAGAATCTCGGCTATCGAAGTATTACCAGCATCATAAATGCTAGACCTAATCGTAGCCTAGAAAAGTGGCGAGAAGAACTGGGTAAAGATGTAGCAGACTTTGAGTCAAATAGATGTGCTGAAAGAGGTTTGAAAGTACACTCAATGATACAAGAATATTTTACAACAGAGTTTAAACATCTTTACAGTGCAAAAGAAAATATAATGCCAACATCACATAAATGTGACAGTGTATTAGCTAATGGATTATTCATGAATATGCTGGGTTATTTGGAATTAGTTGATGATATTGTTTTTATAGAAACCGAGCTTTATTCGGATAAATATAAGATTCATGGTCGAGTAGATTGTATTGCCAAAATTAAAGCCTACAAACATGATGAGGGTTATCTAGCTGTAATAGATTTTAAGACTTCTAATAAACCGAAACAAAGCATCAAAGACAACTATGGTGTGCAGTTATGTGCCTATGCAGTTATGTATAATGAGATGTTTGATGAAAACATAGAAGATATTGTATTAATAAATGCTGATGAAATAAGTGGCTCACAAATCATAAGGCGAAATATTAAGAAATTTATGCCGACTTTTGAGGAATGGGTCAATGAAAAAAAATAACATCAATCCAGCTCATTACAGGCAAGGCAAGATTGAAGTGAGTGATTTTATTGTAGATCAAAGTATGGGTTTCTTAGAGGGTAATATAATTAAATATGTTTGCAGATATAAGCATAAAAATGGCATTGAGGATTTGAAAAAAGCTGAGTGGTATTTAAAAAAACTAATTAATGAAAGGAATAAAATAGAATGAATCCTACAAAAATACTTTTTCCTATAAAAACAAAAAAAAGCGAGGAAACCACTTTATACAGACATTATGATGTTGATAATAACTTGTTATATGTTGGTATAAGTCTATCTTGGCAAAAAAGATTGAAAGAGCATAAAGTATCATCTTGGTATAAAAAAATCAGTAATGTCACCTTAGAGCATCATGAAAGCAGAGAAAAAGCTATGTATTATGAAAGAGAGGCTATAAAAAAAGAAAAACCTCTGTACAATATACAAAACAACAACACCCTAAAAGAAGTAAACAAAGCTAGTAAAGAAATTTTGGATAAATCTCAAAATAGATTTATGGGTAATTTTGTTAATTTTAAACTGAGCTATAGTTTGAATGAACTCAAATCAATGTCAGGTTTGAGCATGAAACAGATAGAGCTATATACTAAAAAAAATATTTTATCTTATTATGAAGTGACTTACAGAGATGGTTGCACACCTAAAAAAAGATTTACAGGTTGGGATATTATTAACTTATTGGAATATTTAACTAAAAAAGACAAAATAATACTATAAATATGTATAAAAATAGTATAGGATATTTAACATAACAATGATAATGAGGTACACAAAATGGAAAGTAAACACTTAAAAGCTCATAATGAGCAAACAAGAAAAGAAAATAATGAGTATGGTCTTTGGACTGCACTCCATAAGTTTCAATCATTAAATCTCTTATGTGAGGCTAATGGTAGAAATTTAAGATTCAAAAACGATGATAAACCTGAGGGAAGTCCATATCCTATATTAGAAGATGCGATGGCTTGTGCTGGTAAAGGAAATGAGTTCGGGCTTTTCTTCACTAATCACATAATTCTAAAAGATGGTGTTCAACATCTAAGAACAGTTGTTAGACACATTAATGACACAGAAACTTCTGTGAGTGAATATCCTTTAGTATGTGCTAGTCCAACAAACCCACAGTCATTTGCTATCTCATTGACCTATGCAAAAAGATATAATCTAATGACTCTATATGGGTTTGGCAGTGTTGTGTCAGATGATACAGATGGTAATGATAATGCACAAGATACAGTAATCAAAACAAATAACAATAAATGGTAGGAAATGATATGAAATATTTAGTAATAGAAAAACTTAATGGCAGTTATTATTTGGTAGGCAGTAAACCATTTGATACAGAAGAACAGGCACATAAGATGGTGGACTTGCAAAGAGATTGCAACCCAACGAGAAAATATCAAACTGTGTCTATTTTAGAAGAAGAAAATTTAGAGGTGGTAAAATGACAGACATAAAAGAAGAAGATAAATATTGTAAAGGCTCTTTGAGTGACCCTGATGCTGATCTAGTAGTATTCAAACAAGGAAAACTAAAAGATAGCAAACCATACACTAATGAAGATGGCACAACTGCATTAGATGAACAAGGCAATAAAAGATTCCCTTTGCCAATAATTGTGACTAAGAAAACAGATAAAAATGGTAAAAATTATTACCCAGTTATGAAACAAATTGGTTGTCTTTGGGATTCTAAACCTGAAAACAAGACAGTTGTATCAGGAATTATAGATATTGATGGTAAAGAAAAAAGTTTAAATGTCTATGATAATGACTCATACTATGGGTTAGAGATAAGAGAAAAAGATGATAGCACACCTTTCTGATGTTTTCCTCATATAGACATTCGGTGCTTTTCATCAAGTGGGTAGTTGTAGCTTTGACTACCCACGACCAAAAGGAGTTTAATTATGTCTTTAACAATTCTAAAAACTAGTTTTTTTCAATCACATGGTAATCCTGATATGGATAAGTTTGCAAATTATGGTGTTGTCAAACTTCCTGTCAGTCGAGCTGATCTAGTTTCAGCTAGAGTAGAATTGTCAAGTGGTGTAGGAGTACAACAAGATGCAAAAGTTAATTTTGGAGCTGATGATAAATTAACTCGAAAAGTTAAAATGTGGAGAATACCCCTTGAATCGAAGATTGGTGGTTTATTCCATGTTTATGCAGTTGAGCTTAATAAGGTATTTAATTATAAAATATCGGCTATACAAGATATTCAATATTTAGAATATAGTGTCGGAGATTTTTATAAAACTCACACCGATATAAATTGTGAGCTTGGCTCTACTAGAAAAATATCAATCTCTTGGATATTAGATGATGATTTTGAGGGTGGTCATCTTAAAATAATGAATGGTGGAGATGAAGTTGTAGTCGATAATAAAGAAAATGAATTAGTAGCATTTACAAGTTTTATGAATCATTGTGTCACGCCAGTGACTAAAGGAACTCGTAAAGTTTTAGTATGCTGGATAAATGGCGAAAGCTGGAGATAAATGATGAACAACAATGAATTGAAAAATGATGAATACCAAGAAAAATTAAATAAACTCGGACAAGAAGAACTAAAAAGAAGAGTACAAGAAGTCGGTAAAGTTGTTAGACAAAGAGCCACTTATCATGGAATTAATATTATTAATCAGCTCATATCAGATAATTTTGATCGTTATAATATTGATGAGATATGTACCAGCATTGACTCTATAACCAAGTCAAATGACCATCTAAGATATGTAAATAATGGTATAATTGACCCTTTATTAGCTCAAAAAAAACCTGAAAATAATGATTAAATACCTTTACTTATACTTTAAGTAGTATATACTTATTATATAAGCTAATAAAACAGCTTATAAATATAACGATAAACGAGGAAAATAATATGTCAGTAGAAAATGAAAGAGAATATGATGATGATAGTTGGATTCATGAGGCAGAGTATGAAAACAACAATCAAGAATGTGAAGATGAAGAAATAGATTTTACTTTGGGATTCACAGAACAAGAACAGATTGAAATTGAGAAAAAACATAATATAAGATAATTAAACAAAAGTGTGGGTGTCACTTAAACCACCCAAAAAGATCAATATTAAGCGAGGATATTATTATGGCAAAAACTATAAAACCAAACATAAACGACATTGTTGAAATTAACGAGCCTGTGTTTAAAAGAGTAAAAACAGGAAAAGTAGTAGAATTAAAAGATGATGAATTTGATTATAAAATACTTTCTTCTGTAGAAGATGGTAAACACTTCTATCCAAAAGATAGAATAGATTGGTGTAGATATAGTCAAAATTGGAAAGTAATAAAATGAGTAGAACATATAACCAGCAATTTTTTAGCACTTTGGAATATATCCAAAAGTTTAGAGATACACTTTCTAAAAAAGAATTGCTGGATAACATACAGAATAAATATCAATTAACAAAAAAACAAGCAAAGGAAATGGTGGAAAATTATGAATAAAGATTACCTGATACCAGCTTTTATTAGAAAAGGAGAATTAAAGATGGATATAGAAAAAGCTATAAATAACTTGGAAAATGAAATAAAAAGATATAATAATGGAGATGAAGAAATTACTCTTTTAGCACATGAAATGAATTGTAAAACTTTACAACATTTTAAAAGAGTAAAAAAAGATAAAGAGGTGGAACAATGCAAAGAGAATGTGATGAATACTACGAGGATAGCCAAGTGTTCCTAGATGATGTAATAAAATTCAAATACATTGTTAAAACATTAGATGTTGGACAATTAACCCAGCGAAAATATTGTGAGGAAGTAGATAAAATTTATAGTGAAATATTTGGCGAAAAAGATGGCGAAGTTATTTATGAAGAAAATGGCGATATTAAAAGAGAAAAAATAGATCAATATGGAGATACAATAAAAGAGGTAAATAACAATGATAGAGAAGTTTAACGAAATATGGGATTCAATACCTGATATTGCACAAGCAATAATAGTCATGTCAGTAATTGCTATATTTTGGATATTTATATTAGGGTAGTCGTACTCTGTGATACGACAGATACCCTTTGAGAGTCGCTAAGTTCACCCTCGTTTACTTAGTGGCTCTTTTTTTATGTCTTTTTTTCTGTTAGATTAATTAATAACAATAAAAATTTTTTGGAGTTGTTATGTTTGAGATGGTAAATTTACTCGGCTCTGCTAGTCTTGGTGCAGTTATGCAAATCATGGGTGCTAAAGCAAATGCACAAGCAGAGATGATGAAACAGCTTACTGCTAATCATAAACTAGAAGAAGAGAGCAGAGATAAAGTTAGAAATAACACCAATTCTTTCTTTATGATGACTCGCAGAATTATAGTCTTGTCATGTATATTTGCAATTATTATAGTGCCAGTATTAGCACCTTTGTTTACTGATACTGCAATTTATATCCAAACAGAAGTGACTACAGGCTCAGATTGGTTAATATTTGATACTAGAAATACAACTATGTCATGGAAAGAAGTGCAAGGTATTGCAATACTAGATTGGCATAAAAATATTATACTCAGTATCGTTTCTATGTATGTTGGCAGTTCTATTGCTAAGGCTAAATAGGAGATGAGAACAATGTTTGCTTTCTACAAAGAAGTTTTGTTTGTTTTATTTTTTATTATATTGGCATATGGCATATCTGATGCTTTAGCTGATGTCACATCAAGTGGCAGTACCACAAATACCCAGTCCAATAATGCTGGTTCTAACACAGCAATTACAGGTGGATATGAGTCAAGCACTACTTACCAATCAGGCTCTAGTTCTAACAGTACGACCAATAACGAAACTAATAATTCTACGAATCAAAAAACAGCAGTCAATAGTGCATCAGCACCAAGCATGAGTGTTTATGGTCAGGATAGTTGTGTTATACCCTTGTCGGCTGGAGTGACAGTTATTGGATTCTCAGGAAGTTTTGGAAGTTATCATATAGATTTAGATTGCCAAAGAAGAAAAACAGCCAAGTTGCTATCGCAGACTTTAAATATGAAAGTGGCTGGAATTTCACTGATGTGTCAAGATGAAAATGTATGGAAAGCAATGATGGATAGTGGCACACCATGTCCTATCGACTCAATGATCGGAAAACAAGCGAAGAAAAGATGGGAAGAAGTTGGTGGATTTCACAGAACAAAACAAAAAAAATATAATAACAAACCTAGTATGACTTGGAATGAATAACGATATGCTTGATCTATCTGTATTATTACCCACAAAAAATAAAACAAATGCACCTGAGAGCAAATGTAGAACTGCAATTTTATTGATTTCTTCTATTTTGCTAACATCTTGTGCAACACATTCTGTGACACTAGGCACTATGGAAGTTTATGGAAACAACGAAATAAGGGTTGATGCACCGACAAGACAATGAGATACTTATTTATATTCATTTGTTTTCCTATAACCCTGTTTGCAGAGCAGACAGGGAACTTGGTTATTAATGGAGATTTCGAAAATAACAATTCTAATAACTGGACTACAACAGGCGAAGTCCAAGTTCTAGGCGATTGCTGTGGCTCAAACTATGATTTAGAGTTTGGTCTGCAAGGAAGTATTGAACAAGATTTTAATTTAACAAGCGACACTATAACTCAATCTATACTCAATAATGGAATTACTCTTGATAGTTCTGTCTTAATTCAGAATGGAGAATGTACTGGCAATGGTTGTTGGGCTGGGTCAGGTAGAGGTGGTGCTGATTCTTTTACGATCAGATTACAAATAAAAGATTCTGATAATAATATATTATCTACAACTACTCAGGAGAGATATAATGTCACAGGAATTAATGGCAAAATTTTTGAAAATAGTGTCACACATAATGGGTCTGATGCGAACATTGGAAATATTTATATTGCTGGTACCGACACTGCTGGTATTGTTGGTGGTCTTGGTGGTGCTAATGTTGATGATGTAAGTGTCATTATGACTTACGACCCTGTTGTCTTATCGACTACACAAACTTCTCATATCACAACAACTTTCCAAGAGATCGAGGAAGTTTTATTTAGCAATGTAGAAACAGTTGAGTTTATTCCAATAGAAGAATTTACTTTTGAAGTTTATGAAGAGCCTGAAATAGTTTTAGAAGTTTTTAAAGAAATATTTATTGAAGAAATTAAAAAAGAAGAAATAAACACAGGTATTATTAGTTTGTTTTTTGAGCCTGTTGAAACAATAGAATTAACAGAATTACCACCAATAGAAAGTTTTGAAGAATTACCAATGGAGAGTATAATAGAAGTATATGAAAAACCACAGACCCTCGAATCGTTCTCAACAGAAGTCGAAGTCGTTGAAGAAAAACCTAAAACAACAGAAATCGTTGCTGTTGCAGAAGAAATCACAGAAACCGAAAACTCTGAAAGAGTCACTGAACGAGAGCCTGTTCGAGAAGAAGTTAGCACAGGAAATAGTGAATCAACAGAAGAAGAACTCGTTGCCGAAGAAACCAACAAACCAAACGAGTCATCAGGAAATAGTGTTGAAGAACAAGCAGAAGAAACAGAAGTTTCTGAAACAGAAACAGCTCAATCCGAATCTACTAACGAAACAAGAACAGGAAGTGAAGAATCTAGCCCAAGCGATAACGAAAGCGAACAACGAACATCAGAAAGCAATTTGGCTGGTGAAACTGATACAGAGAATACAGAAACATCTACAAACACTATCGCAGAAATTTCAGTGGAAAAGATTGCTACCAAAGTTGCCGAAGTGGTTAAAGAATTGGATAAACAATTAGTCGTGACTAATATGATTGTAGCTAAAGCTATGCAATCAAAGATAAATATTGACACATACAGTTCTATCAATAATAATTTATTTAATAATCAACTGAATATTGATGGTGGCAGTTATGATGAACTCAGAGAATATGTTGATAACAGAAATATTTATCAACAGAGCCAAGTCATTTATAATGATGAGTTTAGCCAGTATCAAGAAAAAGTTGATGAGGCTAAAGCAAACACCATAAGAGCAGTTGAACATTTGAGGAAGATTCGTGGATATTAAAACAATAGCAACAGGCATAGGATTAGTCATAACAATAGCTGGTCTATTCGTTTATCAGGGTCAATTAATACAAAGGATTGATGTACTTGAATCTAAATCTGCACCTGACATTAAACCATTAGAACAAAGGATTGCTATCAATGAGGCAGAAATAAAAGTCTTAGATGCTGTTGTCAAGGAAATGAAAGCAAGGCGAGATAACCCATTATCTCAATAATCTAGGTTTCATATTTGATCTAAGGTTAATTCTTTTTATTTTTTGTGGGTAGTTATACAAACAAATTAAAATAACAAGCAAAAAAAAAGCACCCATGAAATTAATCATGAGTGCTTTCTTCTTTCTTTAAAACAGAAAGTGTTTAGATAAGTGTTCACATTCTTCAGGTTTTTTCTTTGCCTGTTTCCTGTTAGACTTTTTCTTTATTTTTTTTGTCTTAGATTTTTTTATCATTTCTATGACCCTCTTCAATGATTGGAATACCTGTCATATTTTCAAAATATGGTTTCAGTAAATCATAGATTTCTTGTTCTATTTTTCCACTGGTTAACTCATCTTTTTTAAACAACTCTTCAGGTACTTCACTAGCTCCTAAATCATTCACTTCTAATTTAGTTTCTACTGTTTTTTTGTTTAATTGTAATAGACCATGATTTACAGAATCAGTATTCTGATCTACTGTCATGGTAATTACTATTTGCTTTGTTATTCTATCGAATGACATTTTATTATCCTCTCGTTTGTTAAGTTAAATTATTTATTTAATTGGTGCTGTAGTCGTATTTTATATCAGACCTATTCTGACATTTCTTGTAAGTCTAACTTTTTCTGATAGTATCGAAGTTTTTTTCGATCTTTCTTTAAAAGTGTTTCTGTTCTTTTGATTGTAGTTTTTAACTTTGATTCTTTTCTAAGAATATTGTTAGTCAATCTTTCAATCATTAAAACATCTTTGTTGACTTCCACTTTTGGCTTGGTTTCTCTTATTAGAGTTCCCATGTGCCATTTATGTTTATAGGCATATTCAACACACGCTTTTTCAATTCTAAATTGTTGAAGTGTGTGTGGTCTAGTGACATTATGTTTACGATATTCAATCCAATGTGAAACTTTATGAATGATTGTAATCCAACCAATGTATTCGCTATTGATATGCCAAACACCATAACGAATCCAAGTGTTTCGATTGCCACTCGTTTCTTTGAATTTAATATTTTTATTTAATGTCCTACCCATAATAAGTCGATAGAGTTT